CTGGTGCTGCTTTAACAATTACCGCTTCTATTCCTGTAGATACTTCTATTCCACAAAACACAGAGGGAGCAGCAGTACTAGATGTCACAACTTCTTTTGCTATTGGAGATGTTATTCAATTAGATGCGTGTATAATTAATTTTCCATCTACTGCCATTGCTGTTTCATATGCTTTATTTGTAGACTCCGTAGCAGATGCCTTTTTTACTGCTGGAACGGTTACAGGTAATGCTTGGCAAGATGTAAATACTTTTACTACTTTTTATACTGCAACAGCCACATCACATACATTTAAACTTCGCGCTGGTGTTGGTGCTGGAAATACTATTATTAACCAGTTTTCAGGCTCTGCCACTATGGGTGGAACACTTAAATCTGTACTAGTAGCTAAAGTTATTTAACATGAAGATAATACAGTTTATCTTATCCTCTATTATCTGGTGGGTAGTCTTTCTGCCTATGGTTCTTCTTAGTTTTCCAGTAGTGGCTATTCTTCTTCTAACACGGTGGGATGGTACTACAACTTGGTTTGGTAATTTTAAATATGGTCGAGGAGACACACACTACAAAGCTCCTAGCGAGGGGAAATACTGGAAACAGTGGAGATTTCTGTGTATACGCAACCCGGTTTCTAACTTTGGCAAGCGAGTACTTTCAATTAGCGAAACAGCCAAGTGGGCGTGGCTTGAAGATAAACAAGTATTTGGGAACTTCTATTGGATGTACGGATGGAAGAACCCGGTAGATGGGAGACGGACGTTTGTATATCGTCCTTGGCTTAAAAAATGAATGCGGAATACACACAAATGTCAGATAAAATAACAACAGCCTCGACATACGCAGCAAGCGCAGGAGCAGTCCTATTTGGATTAACAGTAAATGAGTTTGCAGCAGTAGCAGGTATCGTGATTGCTACACTAACTTTCTTTCTCAATGCTTGGTTTAAATTTAAACATCTTGAGTTAGCGCGAGAGAAACGAAAGCAGGGCAATATGCGAAGAGAGGAAGAAGATAATGGCGACGTCGAATAGTACTAACTTCATTGTAACTAGGGATGATATTATCAAGGGGGCACTTCGTTTATGTGGTGCTCTGGCCCTCGGAGAGACACCCAGTGCGTCGCAATTGTCTGAGGCAGGGGAAACCCTCAACATGCTTGTTAAAGCGTGGCAGGCTGATGGTATGGCTCTTTGGGCTAGGGGAGAATACACTCTCCCCTTGACTTTAGATACTAAAAGTTATACAATAGGCACTGGTCAGACTGTAAACATTGCAAAGCCGCTTAAGATCACACAAGCTATTCTGCATGATACACAGACCAATGTAGATATCCCAATGCGGATTATTACTCGTGATGAGTATCTCCGTCTTGGTAATAAGTCTACCAATGGGCAACCTATCCAGATCTACTACGATCCACAAAGAGATACGGGTGTTCTGTATGTGTATCCTCCAGCTAACAGTTCTGCTGTAAGCTACAAGCAGATTAAGTTTACATACCAGAAACCATTTGAGGACTTTGACTCTGCTACAGATAATCCAGACTTCCCCCAAGAATGGTACGAAGCACTGAAGTATGGTCTTGCTTCTCGTCTTGCTGGTGAATACGGAATCTCTATGGATGATAGACGACAACTAATGCAAGAAGCTGTTCTAATCAAGAATGAAGCTCTTGGATTTGGTACGGAAGAAGGCAGTTTTTGGATAACACCAGATTATAGAAAGTACTAAGAGATGGCTAGACAACAAAGACAAATGACGGCGGGCCAGCAGACTAAGAAGACTATTCGTATTCCACTGGCAGGTAACTCACAGCAACGGGATACAACCTCTGTAAAAGACCAGCGGTTTGTTAATTATGTCTTTGAGACTACCAAGAATAGTGTTACGGATGCAAAGAAGCTTTTCGTAGTAAAGAGACCCGGCACAGAAGAATATTCTAACCCAGCGGCGGGTGCTGCTGAAGGCCGTGGAGCTTGGTACTTCAATGGTGCTGTGTGGTCTGTATTTGGTTCTACTTTATACAAAGGGACTACTGCAAAGCAGGTTCTTACTACCTCAACTGGAATGTGTGGGGCAGTAGAGTTTGTAGATGCAGCTAACTTTAGTCTTCCCGGTCTGTTTATTGCTGATGGTACTGATGCTTGGGTAGTTGATTCAAACGACACTGTTACACAAGTAGATACACGATATCTTCAATGGGTGGCATCTACTATTGTGGAAGCGGGGGATCGTAGAGTACGCACTACACTAGCCCATTGGTTTAAAGTACAAACTGGAGGTAGGACAGGTACAGCCGAACCTGCTTGGGTTACTACTACTCCGGGAGTTTCTACCACTCCAGACGGTGAAGTTACTTGGTTATATATGGGTACGTACTCTGGCCCTGCCAAGTACACTACTGGCGTTAAGACTGTAGGGATGGAAGTAGTACCTGACCCAGATGATAATGGATATTGGTATGAGTGCATCATTGCTGGTACTGCCTCTGCAGAACCTACTTGGCCTATTATCGTTGGTGATACAGTTACCGATGGTACTGTTACTTGGGAATGTAAGGGGCAGATTGGTGGATTCCCTAGCCCACATATCCCAACCCCAGCGTTCATGGATGGATATGTATTCCTTCCAAAGAGTAACTCACTGGATATCTACGGATCAGACATTACTGCTCCGTTTAGCTGGGGTGCTTTGAACTTTGCTGGAGCTGAAAGTTATCCAGATCCATTGATAGCACTAGCACGTCAGAATAACTTTATTACCGCTCTTGGTACTGAGTCTACTGAGTTCATGTATAACTACGCAAAGGCTAACCAACTAACAGAGTTTGATACTCCACTAGATAGATACGAGTCTCTGGTTATCCAAACAGGCTGTCTGAATAGGAATGCGTTACTCCAATCAGAAAGAACACTGATCTTTATTGGTAGATCTAAACTAGGTGGTAAGGCTGTCTGGAGACTGGATGGCAGTAACGCCAAAGAGATCTCAACAGAGTACGTGGAGAAGTTCATTGACCTAGAGAACTCAGCCTCTAACATTACGGGCTTCAGTCTTCGTATTATTGGGCATATGCTGTTTGTAGTTAACCTTCCTACTTCCAATAAAACCTTTGTGTACGATCTCGAAGAGAATATGTGGTCAGAGTGGAGATACGATGGTGGTAAGATGCCCTTTATTACTGCTGTAGATGCTGATGGAATTCTCTTGCTTCAACACGCAACTAATGGTAAAATGTACAAATTAAATCCAACTGTCTACAAAGACTTTGGAACAGACATTGAATGTTTAATTACTCTAGGGAAACAAGATTTTGATACTGACTCGTATAAGTTCTACCATCAAGCTACACTTATTGGAGATACTCCCCAACATGCAGATGTACTTAGATGGTCTGATGACGACTATGTTACTTGGTCTAGCGATGTTACATTACCAGTAACGGAGAGACCATACACAATGAGAACTGGTAAAGCTAGACGTAGAGCATGGGAACTGGAATACACACAGAACTCTCCTCGTCGTCTTGAAGCATTAGAACTAACGTATTCTATTGGAGACCATTAACTGTGGCGTCTAACGTAAGAATTCCTCCTCCCCCTCTGACTACTAAGGATGAGGGTGTGTGGAGTAGCTGGTATGTAAGTATTGTAAATGCGATTAACAACCTAGCAGCATTCCCACACAATAGCCTTAATGGTATTCAAGGGGGTGCTACTAATGATAATTACCATCTTACTGCTGTTCAGTATAATGATCTAACAGATGGTGGTTCTACCTCGCTACACACACATGCCGCTATTTCTAACCACAATAGTCTCAGTGGCCTCCAAGGAGGCACAGCTAGTGAGTACTACCACTTGACTTCAGCACAGTACACAAGCCTTTCTAGTGGCCTTTCTGTAACTATTACTACTGCTCCTGTAACTGGTGGAGGTGCTACAGGAAGTATGACGTTTACTAATGGAATTCTAACAGCACAAACACAGGCAACATAAAGTATGGAATTATTCTACGGAATGGAATTACCGCAGCATGTAGTTGACTGCATGTTAGGTACAGATAAGGCTCAGTTTGGTTTCCACAAAGACACTACACAGACTCTACATGAGATTGTAGAACGAGTACAAGAAAGGTGTTTGGATGGAGAGATATACTTAGTCTACGATAATGATATCTGTCTGTTCTTTACAGATCAGTCTCCATACACACTACACATGGATTCTATTCGTGGGCCTCGTGGCAGTATCTTTGAGTACACAAAGCTCATCAAGAAAGTAGTACAGATGTTCAAAGAGAAGACTCTTATACACAAGTTAGAAACAAGGACTCCGTTTACTGATCTTGAGATTCTAGCTAAACGATGTAAGTGGGATCATGAAGGAACACACAAAGAGAGTTATCAAATGCCAGATGGATCTTTTGCAGATGAGTATACCTTTGGACTAGTCCTTACACGAACAGAAGAACAAAGAAAGGCAGCGGAAGAGAATATGGATAAAAACTTAGGTCTTGTTATGGAAGGGGAAAGATAATGCCAATAGTTGCTATTGCAATTGGTTATGTAGCTAGTGCTGCTGGGGCAGCTATCGGAGCAGCAATTGGTGGTACTATCCTTGGAGTTAGTGCTGCTACCATTGGAGCTGCTATTGGAGCAGGTGTTGCAGGCGGCGTTCTAGCAAAGGCTTCTGGAGGAGACTTCGGTAAAGGCTTCCTCATGGGGGCTGTTGGAAGTGCTGTAGGATCTTTCCTTAAAGGAGGTCTTGGTAGTACCTTCTCAGAAGGGGCGACCATCGCAGCAGATGGTACTACCAGTGCAGATATCCTAGCCTCCCAAGGAGGCGCTACAATGGATGCCTCTGGGGTAGTTACTGAGGGTATTGACTCAGCAGCTACAGGAGGCTTTGGTGAGGTAGGTGCTGGTACTGGCATGGACACAGGCATTGATATGTCTGGTATGTCTGCTGATACTGACTTTGGGTTTGGTGAGAGTACTGGCATGATGTCAACTGCTCCAACTAACCAAGGAGCATTCTCACTGGATCAGCTTGGTTCATACGATAGTTCTCCTACTGGCACTGGATTTGGTGGTCTATCTAATGCCGGTGCGGGTGGTATGGATGGTGGATTTACCACTGGAAATATGATGACTCCTTCCACTGGGTTTACTGATGGAGATACATTAAGTGGCGGTGGGTACGATTCATTTGACTTTGGACAAGGACAAGCTACTCAATCTATTTGGGATGCTTCTGGTACTCCAAGTCAAGGGCTAGAAGGTATTACTAGTGGTAGTACAGCTCCACA